TTTCAGAATCTAAGATTCTATGCTAAGAAAGTTTCACTACCATACGAAACACTACTATTCACAGAAGACATATACGTTAGTGATGTGACATTGGCTAAACCTCGTAATGTATTGGCTGTTCAAACTTATTCTGAATTAGGTGTTGTTTTTAGAATGGATCCTGAAAATACCATCATAAAGCAACTCGAAGGATTATTTGCTGCTACTCATAATCTATCTAAATTTGAAACTACAGCTAATAAGCAACTATTCACAATTTCATTAACAGTATACGGTGCAGATTACCAAATCAAAAAGCAATACACTTACAATAATTGCACATTATTCGAAATGAATTCATATGACGTAGATGCATCTGATAGGAAGTTTAAGGAATATGACGTTAAATTCACATGCAACAGAGTGGCCCCAAATGATTATGCACAAACACATTCAAATGGTCAATTAGCACTAAAAACATCATGCGCTAAATTATCTAATGACTTAAAAGCCGCATACGATAGATTCAATAGTGAATGTAATAAGAGGAAATCTGGCTCTCCTGTTAATGGGGTATATTTGACTGAAGATGATATAATCTCATCAATAACAACATCTGGGATATTTAATGCATATGCTAATGCTCGACAGTCATTAGATAAATGTAAAAATATAAAAACCCCACTATCAATAGGTAATGATTTCCCATCAAGTGCAATACCTAAGATATTACAAATGGCTAACACTGCTGGAATTCCATCAAATGAAATAGAAATTAGAGGTTAATTAAATTTCACTTCTACGAGGTATCACAATACCCCCATTAGCCGGTGAGGGTTTTACAAATATAGGTAGGTCGTAGTCAAATGTCACATCGAACTTATATAGTTCATTACCGTCATAGGCTAATTTAACTGCACCTATTTTACTAGGTTTTATATTGAGGAAATTAACTCTGAAAACTTCATCACCTGTAACGTAACTAAAACATCGGATGCTAACTGCATTACTATTAACGAATTCACCTTTTGAGTAATTAGGTGAATTCAAAGAATATTCACTGTTTAGTGGATTATCCATTATACCAACGTCGCCGTCAGTAAATTGACCTCCATTTGCACACGCCTGATGCCATCTAAGTAGGGAGTTATAACCTATTAGATTTTCACCTTCTAGTATAGTCATTGATACACTACCAGCATTATCTACAGAGGCAGGTAACTTCCTCTCAAATCCGTGGTAGAATATCGAATCCATTGTAGATTGTACGCTTGGAATATCAACATTTTTTACATGAAAAGATAACATATCTGAATTAGAGAATGATGAAGATGAACTGAATTCATTGAAATTAAAATTCACTAACCATTTAGTGTTTCTAATTGGTTCTGAGGTTTTAGCTAATGCACTAGCAAAATAACCATATCTCTTATCAAGCATGTTAATATTTAGGAAAAAATAAAGGCTCCCGAAGGAGCCTTACAAATTAGAGATAACTATGTATTAGAATCCGTTACCCATTGATCCAAACTTAGAAGGAACCACATGATTATAATAGTCCTGATGAGATTGGAGTGTCCACTTAGCCAATCCTGGAGTTTCATGATTTAGTGCAATTCCACCGACAGACTTAGGCCAGAAATTAACGAATGAACATCTCCAAAGAACATATCCCTGGGTATAGTCATACAATTCAAGCCAAATCCAATCACTATTACGAACTACGCTATTAGGATAATCGACCTGGGTGAACTTACCAGAACCCAAGTTAACACCTACACCATTCGCACCATTTGGATCGATAGCTGCGTTGGATGGGTTATCTATAGTCATAGCTCCGACGTTATGAACATACTGATTCCACAATGCGAAGAATCTGAATGCTTTCAAGTCTGAAGTTTCCTGTATATCCCAATCAAGTTCAGTATCAAATTCAGTGTTGGTTGCGAAGGCCATCTTCTGACCCATGAAGAAAGAATCAGCACTCTGGATTATAACCTTAGGGACATTTCCACTCTTAACCAAGACCGATAGGTCCTGATCGTTGGTAATGTCACTTAGGATAGCAGGATTTCCCATTGCAGTCTTTAGGGCTGCAGTGTTAATCCTCAATCTCCAGTGAGTTGTTCTAATTGGATCTCTCTGAGATGTCATCTGAGAGATCCAGTAAAAATTCGATTTATCTACAGGCATTCCTTATCTCCTTAGGTTTAGAGCTTGATACCAGACTGCACGATTCCGCCAGTTCTGTATAGGGTGGTGGTTAGGCTAATAACTCTGGTATCTCTCACGATTTCTAGTCCAACGTCAACATTCAACTGACCGGCGTCGATAACCTCAGGTGTGTTGTTAGTCTCATCACAGATTACTGAGTAGTTATATAGACCCTGAGGATCGGCATGATTCATGATGAAGTTTAGATCATCATTAAGAGCATTCCAGATTGTCTTTCTTAGCGCAGAAGTATTCAATTCAGCAACATACTGTTCAAGTAGCTTGCGGTATCTCTTGTTGAGATTAGCCGAGAAGCAGACAGCGTGCCATCTCTGAAGAACAGAAGACTTAGCCATTAGGGTGTAATCGTCCCAGAAGTATTCACCTGTGGAATTCAATCTAGATGGGTTGATTCTATTAGTGCTCAATAGGCCAACTTCATCTGGATATGTACGAGGGTTGATAGTACCAACCGATGGGGTGGTGATCAATCCACGATTAGGACCCCACTGAGTCTGCCATGGGTATGAAGTAGTGTACACGTTGAAAGCGACAATACCCTTGAACACCGAACGAGCTGCTTCAATCTGCTTCTTATTGAAGGTGTCGTTGATAATCTGACGACCATCCTGAGCATTACCCCAGAATGAAGCGTATGATGCAGTTGAACCGTCTACTTCATTTCCAATAGATGGATACTTCTTGAAGAGAGTGATCAAGTCATTAATTGAGGATCTCTTAGGTAGGTCAATTACGCAAGGTGCGTCCATTCTGACACTTGAAGCTGTCAATATTGCATTGACGACATTCAAATCAGCAGATTCAAGACCATCATTCTCTCTATCATTTCCGAAGTTGACGATAGAAGAACCACCGTCAATCAGTAAAGAAACTTCGACGTTCGTAATGTCAGTGAACAAAGACCATGCAAGAGCTAGAGCTGCAGACTTTCTATAGAATGGTAGAGTAGTTCCACCAGTCAATAGAGAAATGCCAACACCCTTATTCTGGACTGAAGTGACCGAAGAAGTATCGTTGACTCTGAAGTTCAAGATCGAAGAGGTAGCGTATGAAATTTCTAGCTGATCGCCGGAATCAGTTACGTATTCGGCTGTAGTTGCATACAAAGTTTCCAACGGAGTGGAAGCGGTCTTAGAATTATACACTCGAACGATCAAGAAGATGTCCAAGAATGAATTCAATGCAGTATTCAAGATGAAATCTGCATTACCACCAGCTGGGATAGTTGAGAATTCAGTTGTATTTCCACCGATTGCAGTGTAGAAAGCGTTATTGGTTACGCTGTACACATCGCCGTACATTAGAACTAGATCCGTTGAGAAGTACGCGCCTGTCGAATCGAGGTAGGTCTGAGTGGTAACTAGGGATGCATTAAGTGCGTCCATTGCGTACACGGTGACGCTTCCAACTCCAGGTGTTGAGCTAAGCAAGAACTTAGTACCGCTACCAGTCTTTGCGTATGAACCGTCACCCTGTAGATAGTATGCACCTGAGACGTTTTCTGTTAGATACTGAGCAACGACAGGTGTTCTGGTGGAAACCGTGTAGTAGTCGGTGTATAGTCCCAAGCCCTGAACATAAGACTTGAATGCAGCTCTCTCTGAATTATAGTAGCTAAGACCTGGAGCGACATTTAGTGAATGTGCAACATCCCCAACAGGATAATCGCTTGCACCAGCAATAGAGCTTTCAAAGGTTTGGATCTTGACGTAGTATCCATCAAATCCAGGATACTGTAGGAAGATGCTGAAAGGGGAATTAGTATCTGCAGATGCAGCCAAAACCTGCTTCTTCTTGGTAGCTATCGCAACATCAATGTTGTTAGAAATAGC